TTCACCGGCTCCAAGCGAACGCGATACATAGGTGTAGTCGTGCCGCTTTCATTGCCGTACTTATCTGTCACCGGTGATTTGTGCGTCACCGTATGGATTAGCAAGTGCCGTGGTATTGGCCTAGCCATAAATTACGCCCTCGTCTACCATGCCAACACCGCGGAAAACAAGGCCGGTTTGTGATAGATACATCTGCGCCCGTTGACACAGAACGTTGCGACTTGAGCCTTTTATCTTGCCGGTGTAACTAAATTTTCCTACGGTCACATCTTCCATTTCACCGAAGTTGTAAGCGTCACCGTTGTTGATATACCACTCTGTTTGCGCAGCTGTAGCTTTGTACAAAAGGTTGCGGATAAAAACACTATAGGTACTAATGTCGTCAATCGCCCACATGGTCTTAGCGTTTATATCGTCGGTTGCCCGAATGATTGCGCGTGTCAGGTTGTCGTCGGTGTCGTCGATGCCATGGTAGATGTCGCGGTAATAATCAAGGTCAATAAAGCCTATCGACGGCGATACGCTCGGGTCCGCTAATAGCTGTTCCCATGTCAATTCATCATATACGCCCATATCATTCTCCTGCCATACGAAAGGAACTTTCTCATTTCTTCTTAGCCTTTTTTGGCGTGTCCAAAACTGGGTTGGCATCGATTATCTCGTATTTCTCGTTGACTTCACCGTCCATGGTGTAGCCATCTTTCATCAGCTCTTTTGCTTCTGTTTTGGTTTTTCTGATGCGCGATACCGCGCCTTTTGTCAACTTATACATAGTTCCTCCTTGTTAGGAACGGCGGGAGCCGAAGCCCCCGCCGTTAGGTCTTAAGAATAGATGTCGCCTGCAGCAAGTTCTGCGGAAGCGAAGGCCATGACGCGCAAGTTTGCGTCAAGGAAGAACACATTCAAGAACTTTCCGGCTGTCGCGGTTGCGATGTCGGCGTTCTCGGTGTAATTGTCCTCGTCAGGGTCAACAACTTCGTTGAACTTCGGAGTGAGTGCTGCATCAGTCAGGCTGTAACCAATGGTGTAATCACCCTCGGCTTCGGTGACTGAGAACTTGGTACCAGCGGCGGTACCTTTAGCAATGGTCAAGTTCAAAGTTGGCGCGGTAATCGCGGTGTAGGAAACCCAAAGGGCGGCTACCTTGTTTTCCGGAACGAACAAGTCATGGTACCGGCGGTACTGGATTCTCCAAGCGTCCATTTCCTGGTTCACATCAGGGCTGAATACCCGCATTTTGTCCTGCTTGTTCACGGCAATCAATCCGCGGTCTGCGGAAATGATCCAGTTGATATTCATTGCGTTGGTTCCAACGGTGAAGCCGTTATTACCAAAGGTAAACAGCGACTTGAATCGTGCCGACGGTACGCGGATGATGGGGATTCCATCAAGGGATTTGACCTTGAGTGAAACACCACCGCGGGCAAAGTCTCCAACTTCTAGCCTTTTCTCAATCTTGTCAGCAAGGTCGAGTTTGTTGGCAGCTGCGTAACTCATGTAGATGGTCATAGGCTCTGCGTCGCCCACAACGTCCTGCACGTCAGCGATGTTGCCCGAGAGCTTCTCAAAGATGTCGTTATCATTGGGAGTATACGCTTCGGTCTTGAGTCCTGCGTTTGCGACAGCAAAGATTCTGCTGTAGCGGTAAGCATCGATTTCCGGTGCTACCTTCACGCGTTGGAACTCGCCGACAACGTTACCGGCTGTTGCAACGAAGTTCGATTCGTCAACGTCCATGGCGTCGAGGTTGAACTCCTTGCCTCTGTCTTGGGTCAGGGTGTGTGTTTCGTAAGCAAGGGTGATCGCGCCTGTGTCGAAACCAGTTGAGCGATTGTAGGGGGCAAGGCCTTCAAGTACAATCTTAGGGATTTTGACCTCGTTACCGCCATTATAGCGTACCATGTTCTGGTTCAGCTCCATAGGTGCGGATGTCAAAAGTGGGACAAGCTCTTTGTCGAGTGCTTGCATAAAAATCTTTGCGTATTCAATAGACATAAATTCCTCCGTGGTTCGGGCAAAAAAATTAACTTGCCCGATTGTTTAGTTTTCATTGACCAGTACGGCGGTCAGCCGAAAACCTTGCTTATCGGTGCAAGTTAACCTAAGCCCAGATTTAGGAGGCAACTGGTGGCCTTTGTAGACAGTGTACTACGCGTAAAAGCGCATGTCAAGCATTATTTTCATGCTTCGCCACGCAAACTCTTGCTGAATTGCTCAAGTATAGCGTCCTCGTCAGACCGGCTTTCGTTCTTCACCGGATTACCGAACTTATCCAGCTTCGCTTGCTTGAACCATGTCGGGTGTTTTTCCATCACCGTCTTGATTTTATCAGCAATCGTTTCGCCTTCTTCGTCCAATGCCAGCTTGACTAGCGCACCAGCGTCGTCGGCAGGACAACCGGCCTTGATTGCTTCAAGCTCCGCTTTCGCCATCAACGCTTCTTGCTTCGCCGTCTGCTCGCTTGCGTCTTTCGCGTCCAGTGCTTCTTTGAGCTTTTGCGCTTCACTCTTGTCTGCGTCCTGGGCTTCCTTGTACTTCTTGAGGGCCTCTTTGGTGGAGGTCAAGTCATCGCCTTCGATGCCAAGCTCTTTGAGGATTTTCGCCTGTGCGCTTCGCTTCTCTGCTGCGACTAGCTTATTGACCTCGTCTTGGGTCAGCGTCTTGGTTGGCTCTGGCTCCGGTGTTGGTTCTTTGGGTGGGTCCGCTGGTGGTGCTGGCGGGTTGGTGCCGTCATCTGGTGCGAAAAATAGTCTTAGAAATTTGTCCATTGGTTACTCCTTTTAGCTTCCATCATAATGCTTCATATATCCTTTCTCGATTCGACCTGCGAGTCCTTCCGCTTTCCGCTAAGAATGACTGCATCCTTTCTTCCCTGTTTTTAAGTGTAGCCTTAGCACGTACCACCGCGCTATCGTCGCCTAGTTTTTCCATCACCGATACCTCGCGCTTGCTTGCCCTTATTTCGCGCTCATACCGGCGTTGTTTCTGGCTTGCTTCATAGGCACGTTGCGTGTTTGGATTAGCCTCATACGTCTTGGTAGTAACACCCTCGAAGTATGGATAGATTTGGTGCCTACAGTTCACACCTAAAATTCCGTCTGCGCGTCCGTAACTGGTACTACTAAACGGCGGATACCGTCGATGCTGTCCGCTACGCGCATATATCTTGCCTTGGTATGGCGCACATCCTGGGCGTGCATCAGCGTGCGAGCTTATCTCAATAAGGTCCACACCGTACTCTTCACACCGTGTAAATTGCGTTTCGGTGGTGACATTACGCACGCTAGAACGTAACACCGTTTGCGCGTATGCTTCGGTGGACCACCTACGCCCCGCGCTATCCACGATTGCAGGAATGCCCTTCTTGCTCCACTCGCGGACCGTCTGTGCTATCGCCTCGTCGGTAGATATTACGCCAGTGGATATTTTCAACGCCGCCTTGTTAACGCTATCAATATACACACTTCCCGCGCCCTCTAGGAGCTTTTGCTGCGTAAAGTTTATTCCGTCAACAGCAAGTCGCTGGTACTGAGATAGGATTGCTTTGAGTGGTTCCGACGCGTTCGGCGGTAGTGCATCAAGTAGCGTCGCGCCGGCTTTTCTAGCTTTGGCAAAGGCCGGCTCGATTGCTTTGATCGCGTCGGCTGCCGCCTCTCTGATTTCGTCCTCAGTATACTTTGCGAGCGTGTTGCCATACTTAGCTAGTACCCTCCTGTTCGCCGTGTTTAGTGCGCCGTAGTCAGATAATTTTTCCATCTGCCAATTAGCGGACGTTTTGCCACGACGAAGATAGCCAATGATATTGAGCATAATATCTGTTTCGATGTCGTAGAGGAGTTCTAGGGTGGTCAAATCGTCTCTCCAACAGCCCTAGCGTACAAATCTCGCTTTCCTGCGGGCTGTTCCTTGTAAGAGTCCTCGCATAGTTGATACAGTTCTTCGCTTTTCATTTTCTTTAGTTCCCGCATGGTCTTTGGTTTCACGCCGAAAAACGCGCATTGACTGCGATATACCGATATGATGCTTTTCTTGTTGACCTTTTCGCCAAATATCCTCATATACTCCCCTTATTCAAACGGAAATGGATTGGTTGTGTTCACCGCTAGCTTGTCCGCCATAGCCTTTGCCTTGGCTTCGTCAAGCCCGTGGATTTCGCGGATCGCTGTTTCTTTATCCACAAGGCCCGCGCTAAACAAGTTAATCCAATACAGTGCCTTGCTGTTTCTATCCTCAATTACGCTGTCGTCAAATTCAACGTCATTCTCGTCACTCACATTTTCCAACTCTGCGATAGCGTCCATCAGGTCAATGATTCCGCGCTTGTAATTGTTCTCGATATTTCGCTTGGTCTTAAATGTTTTGCTGTTGTCGCTTATAACCTCAGTCGCCGTCTTTACCTGTCCGCCGTCAAAGGAAAAATGCCCGCGCGAGAAGCCAACCTGTATAGCGTAGATGTCAAGCAATGTTTGGATAGCAAGTTTGATTTCCTCGATGCGAAGCTCCACTGAGTTGTCCTGTATCTGCAGGCTGTTGTCCTCGTCGATATTCAGGCCAACAAACACCTCGTCGGTCGGGTCAAAGTATTTTATTGGCTTTCCGTCCTCACCAATAACCGAACGGATTGCACCCTCGGGAACAATGATGCGTTTCTTGCCGAGCACCATCTCGCTATTGAGTGAATCAAAGGCGATGTCTAGGGCTTTGAGTGTATCCATTGCGTTCGCGTAGATGGAAACGCCTAGCGGTGATTCTGGGTCAAAGTTATTCGCAACGTGTGGCCGGATATAAGTGAACAGCGGAACCTGCGTTGCGATGAATGTTTCTTTTTCCACGCCGTCTGGCAATCTGACCTTCTGATTGGTCGTGCGGTCATACATTTCGTTGGTGATAATATATCCGCCGTCAGTCTTGCGGTGTGTTTCCACCAGCATGAGTTTTTTGTCGCCCTGCACAAGGTTCGACACAAAGTGCGCATCAGTCACGCGCGTATTATCCCATGACAGCGGTACGAAGTTCTGTGCCTTCACGAAGTCAATCAGAATACTCTCGCCGTCGGAGCGGACCTTCATAGCACCGCCACCAAGGGCAAGGGTGTACTCGGATAACTCGGTCAGGTTCTTGGTAAAGTTGTTTGCCTCAAGCACGTCAAGCACTTTCTGGTTACCTTTGTACTCCGGTGGTTCGCTGAATACCAACGAGTTGAGTTCAGCGCATGACACCTTCGCCATATTCATGGTAAGTCGCCGTCGCTTGCGTGTACGCCCGTCAACGGTGCGGTACATATAATCCAACCAAGGTGCTTGCATCTTGTATACGTCAAACCACTCGTTGATTGCATCGTCGCGATTTGCCACTTCCGCCGGAATGTCGTTCAGTATCTTTTTCCACATGCTTTTAATCCTCTCAAATATGGTCATACCATCAATTCCCTATATTTCCCTTCAAACGAATATTCAAAGGAGTCTAGGCTGTCCACGTTGCTTGTACCATCGTCTAGCCGTTCTTCCTTCATGCCTTTCGGGTCCCACACCGCATTCTCTACCGCGTCAATCAAGTGCTTGCACCGCTTATGAATAAATGCGCGGTCACAAGCGAACAGGTAGTCAAGCAAGCGTATGCGGTCAACAATCTTTATCTTCTTGCTACCATGTACGTTTAGCACACCGATGTTGCGCATGGATTTCAAAATCAACTGCTCGGCACTATCAACGTATCCATCTTGTATAGTATACAACGCTTTTTGTTTTTCCGCAAACACTTTGAAGTTTTTCAAAATGTGTTCGGTAGAAACGTTCTCCTTGTCGTACAGTTCATCTAACGCAGCTATGGCAAGTTTGCCGTCCTTCCAGAAGAAGCCGGTGACCACGTAGCTTGTTGCGCTCTTGTTTCCGCCGATGTCAGCACCAATAATGGCGAACAAAACGTCCTTCGGGTTCTCACGTATGATATGCCTGTCGCGGTCAAAGCTCGTATATATTGCGCCCTCGGCACGCACACGCCGACCTAGGATATACCTCTGATAGAACACGCCGGTATATTGGCGTTCTAGTTCCTCTTTGCGCTC